TAAAATACTGGTCCGCGCCACCATTAAACCATTTGTAGGGTCTTGAGGAATCTGTTTCTTCGTTGTAGCGTGTGAAAATGATAGATGCCTCCAACGAATTAGCAAAGCAGAACCAATCCACGTCATTCCATTGAATTGTGGCTTCAGGCTTCATCTTCAGCTTTTTTCGTTCAGCCTTAATCATTGATTCAATGATTTTATATTTCAAGCCGGTGGCTGCTGTGATTGAAGCAATAAATCTATCTTCTATAGCTGGATCCGCAGGTAAGCGATGGAGTCCGCTCTTTTTCCACTCTTGCGGCAAGTCAATTCGCTCTGGCTTTTGGGGGCGCCCCATAAGCTCATCGTGCGCGTCTTCAGGATAGGTTAGACCGGCAGAATACTCGTCCTGGGGCACATAGTCCAAATCCAATTCTGCCGCCAGGTCTGAAATTTTGCCTTTTGTTGTTAGAATTTCGTCCTTCGTTCTTACGATGCCCATTGGGCTGCTAATCTTGGATACCTCTTGGTTAAGAATTTCATCCGAGCGCGACGGATATCTCATTACCTCATCTATGATACGGCTTGTAAAATAGACTTTAATATCAGGAATTTGGCTACTCGTACCTGCGTGAATTTTACATTCGGACCCTATCCAACTACACATCGATGAACTCGAGCATCCCTCTTGCGTTTCTACACGGCAGTCTTTGCGAAGAAGGGAGAGCGCGGGTATCGCCTCTTTGTGTGGTGAAACGTCTATCCAATTATGGATAATAGGCTCTAATAAGATGTCCCCACGGCGGCGCAATTCGTATAGGGGAAGGCGTGACTCGCGTAAGCCTTTTAGCTGTCGCAGAACCTTCTTTGCATCTTTGTTATTGGTCTGTAACCACTCGCTTAGACTGATACGCAGGTACTGATAGGCTTCCTCTACAACGGCTTCAGGAACGACATCCATTGTTTCAGTTGAAAATTGCGACATTCTTAAAAAACGAATATCTTCGGTCCAAGGCAGAATTGCGATTGGTTTTGCGCCAGTCTTCATCAAGGTACTAAACATAGGATGCGCTGTTGCACTCGTAATTGGAAATGGCGCAAACGGAACTATGGCACCACAGGCTAGCCTTAGCGCACTAAATTTCTGCCCCTTGATAAGAATTTCACTCGGTTTTAGACCTGGGAATTTTCCTAGACCCGCCTTCGCAGTAAACTGTGTCAGTAGAGTGTCCAGTGGTGTTGTCTGTGGCAGCGACTCTACGTCGTATACTGATTTTAATTGTAATGCAAGAGAACCATCTTCTAGGGCCGGTACATATAGTTCTGTACCGGCAACTGTGTAGATAAGACCAACTAATCTATTACTTCTATCCCGTAGTACAGCGGTTGGTACTGCATCGTGTGGCTTTAATGTTAAGAGCTCGGAAATTCTGGGCACGAGCTGGGATGGAAGGTCTGGCATCCATGGATGCGCAGGTGAAGAATACCGACCACAACCCTCGACATAGGAGAAATACTGCGTCAAGAAATCGCGCATTGAGGTCTGTACATCTTGGCTAATGTATGAGAATTTGGGGTCCACCTGATGTAGCGTGGGAAACACCAGGTACTGCTGCTTTCCCTTTTTATCCTTCTCCTCTACACCCTCAATATATACTAGTGGCTCGTATGCGTTTGTAGCGATATCGTGCCATAAGAATGAAACAGGAGGCTTATATTTTTGTGAAAATTCGGATACACCGTAGTCTGGGCAACGAATTTTGACTGTCTGGTTGCCCACTTCGTCGGTGCTGCCTTCAAAAACAACCAAAAGAAGACCCTGTGGAAAAATTACATTGGGGCAGGCGAACATGCTCTCGAAATGCGATAGATCTTTGGGCGCATTCTCATCGCGCACATAATTTAGAAAATTGTGCCACGCGTTTGCGAACCGCACGATATGTTGACGCATATGTTGATTTTCAGTTTTCAAATTGAAACCCATGAGCGTGGCAAATTGTTGAATTTCACCCTGGGACAATTCATCCGCCGAGCCGGCAAATTCGTGGACTAAATTTCCGTAATTGGCGCGCTCGAACGCGCGTCTAAGCCCAATTTGAAATTTCTCATCGGCTTTTGTTACCGTTTCAGGGAAAATTTGGCGTAAAACTGCGTGAGGCGTTAGCACAGTTGGAGTATCAAATTTTACTCCCTTCACTGCAGGCTTGCCCGCTTTCTGTAAATTACCGAGGTAGAAGCCGATGAGCTCGAGAAAATTTAAACCAGGACGCGAACCACGGTTTCCTAGACCGAAACGGACGAATACCTTCGCACTTGGTTTAAAATGCTGCGCTACGCCTACGGATTTCATAACAGATTGTGCACCGACCTGACCCAGGATTTCGTCCAAGCCAGGAGGACAGAGACCAATACGTCCTGGTTCGAGCTGCCGCTTTTCGTATTTGAGAACATACTGTGTACGAATTGTGCGTAGAACCTTTGTTAACGCCTCATTCTCGTCAGTATCTGGCTCAGGCTCCTCGAAGGTCGCCTCTTGTGCCGGCACCTCTTCTTCAACAACATCAGCGGCTGTGCGCTTATCTACAGGCAGCGCTAGCGTACCCTCCGCTGGTTTAATTTGAGTTACTGTTGGGCGTGTAAAGCAACAGGGAAGGGCGAACTTTTGCGGATGAATATTATCCATGTAGCCGGCGATTTCATGTATTTCACCCTTGCCTGGCTTCTCCTTGCGTTTACTGACGGTCTGCCCCTGCTTTGGGTGCTTCATATCCTCAATAATTGTGCCGCCACAAAACGGGCAACTGTTGACTGTCTTGGGTTGCCCGTGACGAGTCTTATTATTTCTAAATTCCGAGGGAATGATTGGACGCATATCACGTACACACCAGAATTCGGCACAAATATAGTAGTTAGGCTTCTCTGGGTTTGAGCCGGCGCGCGCAACAAACCAGATAGGCTTATCACCTGGCTGTGGCTTTTCCTTCTTGCGTAGAATACGGCAGAACTGACCCTGAACTGTATCTTCGGCACAGAGGGCATCCTCGAAAATCTGCTGTAGGACCGCCTTCTTTTTAGGCTTACCGGCTTCATCGAGAATATCTTCAAATCCGCGCGTGGTCATCTCTTGTATGAGATCCTTGTTTGAAAGCGCATATACATCCAATATAATATTTTCAGGAGGAGGCAGAAACACCCACTCAACAGCATCACCGTACTCTTTTACGAGCGCATCCAATTGCTCGGCAACCATAACGTTGGGCTGACGTGCCGATGACGATTGACATGTACGGCTATATACAGTGACCGTTTTGTCGGTTTGAGAATAGCCGAACAATTTCTCGTCGTACAAATCCAATTGCGTCTTCCACCACTCTTTTAACGGCTCAAGCGTCACTTTGCGCGCGTCACCTGGGGCTAAAGCAGGAGCTGGAGCTGCTACTACTGCTGCAGGCTCCTCCTCTTCCTCCTCTTCTTCACCGCCAAGTAAGTCTAACCACCCTCTTAGTTCAGGCTTAGCCGCTGCCGCCGCGGCAACAGCAACAACCTTATTTACAACGGGAGCCTGTGGCGCTTCAACAACTGCTTCGGCGCCCGCTGTCTTAGTATAGTAAAAAAATACGGTCATGATTGAAATAAGACGATTAAAAGTCTGCTCTGAGTCTATACCAACAAAAGATACAAAATATACGGGATGGGAGAGTGTGATTTCGATTTCAACACCGGTATTGTGGGCTGAAACCGGGTCGGCGCCCGTAGAAACAACCTCTGTGCGTCGTCTAAACCAATCGTCAAACAAACGTTTTGCATCAACTTCACTGCGTCCAAATTCCTCCATTATGCCAGCTACATATTGTTGAACACGATCCTTTGCCTCGTCGCCAGCTTCAACGTCATCTTCTAAAACACGTTTAGTTAGATATGAATAGACTGCGCCCTCCTGCTCGTAATTGTTAACCGCCTTCCATTTCAGATTTACCTTGCTTTTATCCTGATAGGTTGAGGCTTCCAGAAAGGGGCTGAAGAACGCCACTCTATCAAGAACATCCTTCTGGCTCAACTTCTTTGAACTGTTAACTTCTATGCGATAGGACGCCGACAGTTCGTCGAGATTAATTTCAGTATCGTCAGGATAGCCTAGACTCTTTAGTGCGGCTCGTAGAAGGCTGTAGGCTTCCTCAAATACGTTGAATTCGAGTGGCATATCGCGGCGTGGTGCTTCAAGGAGTGCATACGCTGAACCATCTTCTAGCCAATAGATAGACAGGGCTACGTTTCGTATGGCGCGCACTTCGGATGCAAGAATTTCAAACGGTATCTTCGCCATGAGTACTGCGCCGAAATCAGTATTTGGCTCTTCATCTAAAAATGCAGCTAACATGTCCTTGTCCGATATCAGTGGAAATCCGGCGGGACCTGTTGCCAACTTAAGTAGAGGCGCGGTTCTGCTTTTTGACGGAAAGAATCGTAAAAACGGGACGTGTTCCGATGTATGAAACTCGTAAAAACGCAGCGCCAAGCTCTTATCGTCCGTTAAAGCCGGTATCTGTGCTTTCCAGCGCCGCAAATGACGTAAGCGAAATGGCTCTGATTTCCTGACGCGCTCATCTTTCAGCAATGAATCAATGGTTGCTACGCGCTCTATACGCTGTTTAATGTACTCGGCAGCCTGCTTATATGATTCATCCTTCGCCTCAATAGTCTCTTTTTTGCTCTGTATCTTTGGAAAGTACATCTGTATATAGCCGTGCAGGACAGCGGGGTCATCCAACTTAAGTCCGACTGCGCGTACAAGCGATTCAAGGGTGTAGACCGTCAGGACGGGTAGATTCGTAAGGTCTGAAAATACTGACTCCAATAAAAGTCCCTCATTTAATACAGGATATACAGCTTTGCGATTTCCATCGCTATCTACGAGACGTTGGTCCGGCTTTCCTGGATTTTTGGATGGCGCAGGTATGCCGTCCTCAAAATCAGGCTGCTCATCCCACGACATGTCCAAAGGCTTATATAGTCCCTCTTCAGACTCCTGCGCTATCCATAAGCGATTAGGAGACCATTCTGGATTGCCTTGATGCTGTATCCATATTTGACGTTTAAGATCGGCGACTGTGGTAAAACCATTTATTTTGATTGTTGCGGAACCGGGTGCCTTAGATAAACTACCGTATTCAGATAGAGTAAGGGTAAATGATTCCAGGGACACAAGCCGCTTGGGCTCTATAACATCCATGCTCTCTACGTTGAATCGCTTATTTTTAGAATTGAAGAAACTCATAAAAATAAGTATACGGGTTGTTTATACAGAGAGACCATCTTTCTCATTTTGCTTGTACTTGGGTGAATCTGTGATATGAACCCCACAGTATTCAACGGGATGGGCGGCGAAATCCTGAAATTTGTAGAGCCCGAGCTCCTCTGCACGCTCCAAGAGCCAGGCAAAATGGTTCCAGAATTCACGTGTATGCCCGATACTCGATGTTCCTATATGAGACATTTCATGTAGCGCCACAAAAATCAATATATTCTCATCTACGAGTTCCTCCGAATCGTTGCGCTGCCGTAAGCACATATAGACTTTTTCACCTTTATTTACACTATATGACGTATACGCCGCATCAGGTGTTGACTCTGTAAACCGCTCAGGGTTCGCGTCAAAATTCTTTAAAATCTGTTTCACAAACGGGCGGTCACTGTATGTCTGCTGTAGCGACTTCATTAGACGCAGCAGTTTATCGCGAATCTGGGCTAACCTGTTCGCGGCAGCCTCTTTATCATTCATGTTGCGCACCAAATAGCTGTTGCCGTCAACAGACGATTTTACTAGAGCCATATCATATGCGCCCTTTTTGAAGTGAAAAGCACCAAGCGCGGCGCTGGCTATACCTATGACCAGGGCGATACCCCCTGTTTGATCTGACATCCCTACACTTGGTCAATAAAACTAAGATACATTTTATATCATTAGTTTTACATTGAATTGATTGCTTACGCGATTTCGAGAGAGCGTCTATTGACGTCCGGCTCAATCGTGGACTGCTGCCAGATAGAGACCTTGACCTGAGGATTCGGGGGGTCGCTGCGGAGCTGGTAATTCGCGTTACGGAGAGACTGACCGATTGTATTTACGCCGATTAGGGCGCCGGCGGACAGATAGTTCTTGCCGGCGATGTCACCCTGTCCCATAGGATTGACCTGCGCCCACTTGGAATTGGGGTCATTGGGTAGGAGCTCCTGCGGGTTTATCTGGTCCTTGGGGTAGCAGTTCGCCGGCTTCTCCGCGTCCTTGAACGGCATTGGCGCCGGGTTTAGCGTCTCGAAGCCTTCAACCGTGCTGTTGGCGTCGTTCGGCTCAGGCGCACCCACGTTGTTCGTGTTGGGCGTGTTGTTCGCATTAGAGCCCATACCGTGGTTATTCGCATTCGCGTTCGCGTTATACTCATCGTTGTTATTCGCGCTGCCGTTGTTCATGTAGTTGTTGGCGCCATTAACGCCGGGCGCGTTCCCCTCGTTCTCGCTCAAAACGTTGTTGTTGTTGTACGAGTTGTCGTTTCCGTTTGCGAACCCTTCGTACTTCTTCTTAAGAAGACCACCTAGCGTAGGGTCCAACAGATAAAAGATGCCTACTCCGACGGCCACGATTAAGAGGGCAAGTACGATGTCTCTGGTGTCCATTTACTATCTACAATGAGTGTTTTTTTGAGGCCACGAGCTTTAACTAGATTCATCCTTTTCGGCTCCTTCTGCGCCATCCTCCTCCTCATCGTCGGAGAAGTCTGAAATATCGTATTCAGAAAAAGTGGACTCATTTTCACCAAAGTTGAATTCATTGTAATAGCGAGTGGTCTCCACTTCTGCGGCGCGCCGGGCAAGTATTGCCTTCAAACGGGATTCCTTGACTCGCTCTTTTGCGACGAATTTCCGGGTATTATACTCTTCGTCCGTTCTGAGATGCATAACTTGAGTATTGTCGGAGGGCATTTCAGATTCAATCAGGGTAACCTCTCTCAAGTCAGACTCGGGTTGCTCCTGTTCCCAATTGAAATCGACCACCGGGGTGTTTTCTGTATACGAGTCTACGGTCCAAATCGGAGAAATACCTTCTCGCTTAATTAAAATTCCGGACAAACTAAGTATACCGCTACCCTCTTTTGTGCCGGGTGTTGGTAGCACACACTTCACTGTGTAAGCACCCTTATCATCTATCAGAACCCATGGACTGAGTAATTGTTCCAATGTTTTCATTGTAGGAGAGTTCTTGAAAAGTGTATTTCGTGCCTCAAATAGTAGAGCCAATATCTTAGCTCGTAGCACATCAGTAGCCCGCATCCATTCAATAGTGATAGTCCAGGCTGTTCCGTCAAATTGTAGTTCGGGAGTTACCGATTTCACATCAAATCCAATTTTGAACCCCTCTGTAGTTTTAACGGGCGTGCTTAGTTTCATTATTTATCGCATAAGGTGAAGTTAGTAAGCGTAATTAACCGCGTGCCTTTATCTACGCGATTTGTAATGGCAAAGGACATAAGTGGAGCGGAGTCCCGGGACCGCTTAATAGAAGCTAGTAGTGACATTATGTCACATCTGTCCGATAAAGTGGTAGCGTTAACCCAAAAACCGGCATTTCAGGAGCGCCTACAAACTATGCTCGATCCTCTTGTCAATCATGTAATAAATCGTGTGTTTCCATACATAATATTATCATCAATACTGTTCCTAATATTGCTGCTCGTGACCGTATCAACATTTGTTATTGTTGTTCGTAGCTCTATTTCAGCAATTCGGGATGTTGATATGGCTATGAAAACTGGTGTCCCCGAAAATTGGTGACCGTGGTAGTAACCAAATAGAAATATCTACCCCAAGATAATGTCAAACGAAGGTCTAGTCGATGCCGTTCGCAATTGGGTCCATTTTGATAACGTATGCGCAATGTTATCCCGTCAAATTGTCACTGCGCGCAATATGCGAACAACCTTTGAAGAACGAATTCTGGGACAGCTCGGTAATACGAAACGCCTCAAGATACAAGGTGCGACGTTGGAGCCTGCTACGCGTCGCAACAGTGTTAACCTGAATTGGACAGTTCTAGAGGAGGCTTTACATAAGTACTATGCTGCGCAGAAGAAGCCCGACGAAACAGCGGCAATTATCAAATTCATGCACGAGAATCGTGAATCCAAAACAACTATCTACCTGAAAAAGACTCCCACTGTACCTGAAAAGTAGTGATGCATCGTATTTTGTTATCGGTATGTATCGATAACAAAATCTTTATTGATTCTTTTACTGCTCAACCAGACCAACTTGACCTGCTCCACGGCAGAACAGTTATATTATTAAGGTGCTCACGGAACTGCTGAACCTTCTTATCAAACTCAATCTGCTCTGCTGTCGGCGGCATACCCATATCGGTATCCGTAGCAAGTTCGTCGGTATCCTTCTTCTGAGGACGCGGTCCATAGCAATTTACACCAAATCGCAATTCGGGATTATCGAATATGCCACCATTTACACCAGGCTTTCCGCACGAATTTCTATAGTCGGGTGGACCCGTCTGTAGTTTATTCCATGTCGTCTCTTGCGTAGGATATACCGCCATCTGTCCCTTTACCCAACCATAGTTGCACCAATCGGCGCCGTGTTTATGCGCCTCTTGTATCTGCTCGTATGTCGCAAGTTCGGCACCCATCGCCTTACACAGAGAGGGTGCCTCGTCGTACGTATAGAGATTGCGGCTTACGTTAAAAACCTGCTTCTCGGGGTCAAAAGCATGCTCCACCGAGTTTAAGGTCTTTGATAAAAAGCTGGGACTCTCGCGCGCCCCAGGCATACCACTCGGGCGGTCTTCGGGATTGATAGAGTCGATACCCAGCGCCGATTTTAAGGCGGCATCTTGATGCGGCGTAGACGACGGAGGTGGTGGTGTCAGTTTAATTGTTTTGAGCGCCTCATCGTCGGCTGTTAATGAAATGTCCACCGATTCTTTTTTGCCAAATATAGACATTAGTTTATCCCACCCCATCTGTATGGTGTATCCGATTGTCTTGAAATAGACGTAAATTCCGATAAAAACAAGAACAAACAGAGCGCCGGTTAGAGCCAGCGTGGTGTAAGAGCCAAAAAATGACCCGCTTGAATTCGCCGCGGCGACGGGAAACAATGCAGCTGCAGCCGAATTGTTCGGCTTCGCGAGTTTGGTAAGATTAAAGGACGAGTTCATTTACTCTCTATTAGTATCATTTACAATTGGAACGGGCGTTGAGTACGGCTTACGCGTCATAAAGAATATATATGAACCCTCATTTACAAGGTTCTTTTGTGATGCCTCATTCATAGAAGTATCATCGTAGTTAATCCACTTCTCATTATGCTTCGCGTAGGAGACATAATGCCCTCCTCGGGAACTTCCGTGATGCTCAACGATAGCAAAGGTCTTATAGACCGGCGCAATCTTCTTAAGAACTCCAGGAAATGCGACCCACGGACTCATATCGGTACTCTCGATATCAACGTCAACCAATCTGTTGATTTTTGCGTTCCTATTATCGAAGCGTTTGAGCACCAGGATGAGTGTCGGCGGAAGACGGGAAATGCTGCCCTGAAGTTCGGCTGGACCCGTGCGACCACAACGGTCGCACTTGTAATCTTCCAGTGTCTCCTTCGCAAACGCAGTATCAATACATGTCTTGAGGCTAACCGAGGCACGGCTGTCAGAATCAGTGGGAATGGGAGCCTTTAGCATCATCCAGGGCTCAAACTTAACAGAAACTGCTGCGCAATTCTTACAGGTCGCAACCGTTTGTGTCTGACCGAAGAATTCGTCAACGACGACGGAATACTCCTTGCGATGAAACTCAGACCAACTCTGTAGCGCCTTAATATGAGTATGGTCGTGTACTGACTTGGGGGTTCCAACAATATCCATCTGAACCTGCCGAGCTACGCTGGAATGAATTGACTCCAATAGAAATTGTAGAAACTCGGCGGCATCGCTCTGCGCACCTGAAACTAGCATAGGATAACCGGCATCGTCTGAGAGTCGCGCGGCAGCATTGATAAATCCACGTGGAGCCATTGAGGCGCGCGGGCGAACATTGGCGTCCCACATACCCTTTATAACATCCGCAATCTCATCCACGATAGGAGCGAGCTTGCGTTCCGGCTTCAGATGAATCCTATATGCGCCAGAAATCAGGTAGCCCACCAATTCAGGGCAATACCGAACGGATTGAATAATAACATTTAGGAAGCACGTGTTGCCTAGATTGGCTAGTCCCACACGACCTTCTGCTTTCTCCATGGTTTTCTTATCAAAGGTTTTCGGGTTTAGGTTCATTTCATTTTTTCTCATACTTCGGTGAACATTTAAATATTATGGTGCGATTAAATTTAAGGGAAAACGTATATAGCAATGTAGATGAGCGAACATCGGTACGAAGAAATCTACAACTACGGACTGCTTGATGATCTACATAACCTTTTTCCCGAGGTGTTATACGATACATATATCTTTCCAAATGACACCGATACTAATCGCTACATATCATGGCTTCGTTTTCGGCTCACACGCATGTTTCCGCAAACATATAGGGTTGCGCGTATACACTATATGCGTACACAAAGTGATGCGAATGGAGCGGATTTCGATGACTGGATGTTTTTACGCAACCGCCAAACTGCTCGTCCTGTCTCTATGAATACAATAATTGAATCACGTCTCTTATTAAGCGCCTTAGAACCTATCCTTATGCTTCCTCGTCTACGAAGAGTAGCTCCTTTACACGTTAATTTGGAAGACAGTCTGCTCTTCGGCAGCTTTTTTGATTCGATACCGGTTCATGCGAACAGTGCGCAAATAGAAATGGCATCTGATGTTTTGGATGTTCATGTTGTCGCGGTGGATACAATTTGTGCAATATGCCAGGAACACGAGGGCTCTGCTACTTGGCGCCGTCTGCGTAATTGCGACCACTATTTTCATCTTGCGTGCGTAGATAATTGGTTTGGACGTAACGCTCATTGTCCGGTCTGTCGGGCAGATATTCGCAATCCGCCTACGGTAGCCACACCGCCGCATCCGAGTACAGAACAGAATTCAGAGGCACCTTCTGTTTCAAATCCGGACCCGCGTACAGATCCGTGATTTGATTTTCAGGACTTCGGTATTCGTTCAGTCTGTCCATAATAGCATGCAGGGTTTCACCCGGCTTAAAAAATAGTTTGAGTGCTACACCCGACTGGAAACCGGCTACACGACGCTTAATCGCCTGCTCTGATGGAACCACAGACAAATACATTTTTTATCTTTGATAAGATTATAAATGAGCACGCAGCGCGTTATTTCTCAGGTCGATGCACGCACGCGATTTCTGTATACTGTACCGATTAGCCCAGACCCCGTCACATACGGCTATACGGAGGCGTCTATTACGAATGGTATAGCCGCGGCAGGCGTCGATGCTTCTAGAGTCGGCGGCAACATCTCATCGTCTGATATCAAGACGCTGTATATCAACATAAATAACCATAATTACTATGATTTAAACGCCGGTCTTATCCTGAAGGACCTCGGCAAAACTGTAAATTTCCTCAGCAGTGACGGGCATATTTTTGTTACGTGGCGCCTGGTTCAGCGGATGCGCTCATTTAACTCTGAAGGTGTTACGATGTTTCCTGATGATGTGTTTTACGTACCGACCTATGTTTCTAACCAGGTTGATGCGAACGAGTGGATTGGTGTCGCGCGTACGGGTTAAAATGCTAACACGATAAAAATTGAATAACGGTGCCGCCTAGACATAGGAGGCAAAAAAAAATGACCGACTGCCAAATCTGTATCGAGAAGTTTAACGGACGCGAGCGCAAGCAGTGCGTGTGCCCCTACTGCTCGGTCGGCTACTGCCGCGAGTGTGTGGGTACCTGGCTTACGACTCTCGTCGACGAGCCGCGCTGTCCTAACGATGCGTGTAAGAAGGCATGGAACCGCGAATTTATTGACTCAATCGTGACCAAGGTTTGGCGTGATTCAGTTTACCGCGAGTACCGTGAGCAGTTGCTACTGGACCGAGAGCGGGCTCTTCTGCCGGCTACGCAGCCACGCATTGAGGCTATCAATGACGCAAAGCGTATTGAGAAAGAAATCATCGTACCGATGCGGGACCGACGCAAGGAGATTACGGTGCTTATGCGCCAACTCGAGCAAGAGTCTACGGGTATTCAAACGCAGATTTGGGATATGACGAACCAGGCGGAGCGGCTACGCGCCGGCGTTGGCGTGGACGAGGCTGCAGCGAAGGCGCGCAATGTCTTCATTCGCCGCTGTCCGGCTGAGGGTTGCCGTGGCTTTCTGAGCAGCGCCTGGAAGTGTGGTGTCTGTGAACTCTATTCGTGCGCCGACTGCCAGGAGGTAAAGGGCGTTGCACGCGACTCTGCGCACACGTGCGACCCTGGTGCACTTGAGACGGCGAAGCTTATTGCGAAGGATACCAAGGCGTGCCCGAAGTGCGGTGAGATGATTACGAAGATTGATGGCTGTTTCGCGAAGGACACGCCTATTCTACTTTGGAATGGTCAGACCAAGATGTCGCAGGACGTTGTGGTAGGTGATATACTCATCGGCGATGACGGCGAGAAGCGAGTCGTTCAGGAACTATGTTCTGGTGGCGACGAGATGTTCCGCGTCAGTCAAAAGAACGGTATGAACTATACTGTCAATAGCAAGCACAAGCTGGCTCTGTTGACCGATTCAGATATTGTTCAGGAGATTACTGTCAGCGATTATCTGTTGCTATCTGATTCTGTAAAGAACAGTCTTGTTGGCTTTAAGAAGGACATGATGCGCACTTCAATTGACGTAAGTTCTATCGGACAAGGTACATACTACGGCTGGAGTGTTGATAGTAACAAGCGTTTCCTACTAGCTGACAATACTGTTGTTCGAAACTGTGACCAAATGTGGTGTGTGAGTTGCCACACCGCCTTCTCCTGGCGCACCGGTCAGGTCGCCACCGGCATCGTCCATAATCCGCACTACTATGAGTTTCAGCGTCGCATGAACAACGGCGCTGCGCCTCGCAACGTCGGCGATATTCCGTGCGGTGGACTGCTTGACTGGGCTATCCTACGGCGCGCGATTCTGCCTCCTGGCGCGAGTGGACGCTACCCTGGATGGGTCTCTACGCTTGAACTGGCGCACAGGCGCATCAATCACGTCCAGAATATCGACATGCCGCATCTTGCCGCCGCAACGATCAACATCAACGACAATATCGACCTGCGTATCTCGTATCTGCTGAAGGAAATCGATGACGACACAATGAAGACCACACTCCAGGCTCGTGAGAAGAAGCGTGAGAAGGAGCTCGAAACGCGTCGCATCTATGAGACACTCACCGGTGCTGCGATGGATATCTTCAGGCGCATCTTTACTGTAGCTGAGCAGAAGGGTCCTGTTCAGGAGAATTTCCAGCCCCTGCTGGTTGAGCTTGACAAGCTTCGTGAGTTTATCAATGAGGCGCTGGATGTACTCAGGCGGCGCTACAATTGTACGCTTCACGGATTCGATGCGAACTGGGACCGGCTTAGTCTAAAGAAGTATCGCGTAACTGATGCGGTTGCTGACACGAAGACGGTATTCGGCAACTACGTTGACGAACTAACGAAGTTTGAGCATGACTGGGCAACTATCGGTGTTCCTACTGCTGCGCAGCGTAGCGATGACTTTATCAAGCCATGGCTAACTAGGATTCGTAAGCTCGACCGTCTAGTTGCCACCTTTCCCAGCAGCGCTGCTACAACAGTTCGATATGCTAACGCCGCAAATAGTTTCTACGAGAACTCGTTGAAGGTTATCATGTACAGCCACGCGCCGATGATAAACGACTATCAGCGGACAAATGCTGTGCGGAATCGCGACCGCGCGCAAGCAGACTTCACTGTGTGGAAGACCCACGTCGGCACACTCGACCTTGTTATTAAGAAGCCGACAAACGCAATTGAGTAAAAATATGAGATAAAAATCCGCCATTCAATGTATGGAATACAATCTAGTTGAAAAAATATTACGACACTATGGTTTAGCCTTTGTAGTTTTTTGGTTGGGTGCGATGCTGCTCGCAGCTCCCGAAACACACTGGTTAACAACCTCATTTGGCGTTGTGGCGGTACATGCATGGGTGTATTTTGTCCATAGAGCGCTCCATTATATACCCGAATGGACTCAGATTAACACACATATGAAATATCATCACCAGGATCTGAAAACCATTCCACGCCATCTCGAACTCTTTTATGAATCAATAACCGATACCACAATGAATATGCTCCTTCTGGCTGTACAAAAAATGGTTGGCGTTACCATCGTACCTGCGTCGATTATATTTCTTTTTACACTTTCTTATATGTCAATTCACATCATCAACTATAGCATTTTTGGTTCTGTATTTCATCGGCGGCATCACGAAACAATGAATACGAACTTCGCACCGGATGCGATGGACCACATCATGGGTACTAACTATAACGACGAATTTGAAGACCTCAACCCAACATGTTTAAACGTGTTCGGTTCAATGGGACTTCTGTATCCACTAAAAGAGTATTTGGTCAAGATGTAAAACTAGTACGATTGTTTTTGCCAATTGTAACACAACACTAAAACCAACAGCTATTTCCTCAAAATTATGTAATGACACGTCCGGTGGATTCTCTAACATTGTGACGAGTCCCAGACGTGTTGTTGTGCCGTCTTCATGTTGTGTTAGCATACAACCTTTGAATAGTCGTAAACCTAAAAATATTACGACTATATTTGCTAAAACAATGTATGACTGAACTGCTGTTTTTGAAAAAATCATACCGTACGCCATTAGTATACATATTATAACGTGCGCGGCAATAGCCAGCATCTTTATTTGCTTGGGTTATATTTCTTAATTAGTTTGCCGCGCGCCTCAGCCTCTGCTGCTGTACGCTGAGCGTGTGCCTCAATCTTACGCTTCCGTGCAATGTCATCCAGAATTTTGCCGAACAGGAGCTGCTGTGCCAGAAGTTCGCGCGCCTCGGTCGGCTTCTTTGACAACTTGATGAGTTCGAGGTCCTCCTTCTTCACACCTGGAAGCTGCTCAACGACCAGACCAAAGACTTGAGCGACGGGCTTCGAAATCTGATTTGTGATGTAGAATGCGTAGTCGGGCTTGAGATTGTTCTCGCGAATGAATGTCGGTGTCTCGATGCGCTCCCCCTGCAGCGTGGTGCCTTCGGGTGCAGGAATGTAGACAAAGGGGATGCGTTCGGAGGTGCTGGGCTTGGTGCCAGGATCACGCTGACCCATTCGCTCAGCCAGAATCTTGTGCGCCGGCGGATTCGGCGTCTTATATTCTGCCCTCAAGGACTTCGTAATCGTGAGCTTGCTAATCGGAAACTTGCCTGCAACGAGGTCGTGGCACGCCTTTTGCGCAAAGTGGAAAGCCCCCTTGATGTCCTGCTTGGTCAGAATATTCTCGATTACACCACCGTAGACAAACTTGACGATGGGCGCATTATCGCGACGCTTCATTACGATACCCATCGCCTTGCGATGGAAGTCCTCCATATCGCCTTCAGACATGTCGCCGACGTAGCGCTTCTTCGAAAGAAGACAGAATGTCTTGAACACCTTATCAAACTCAAAGTCGTGCGGCGCCTTCAGACAGCTGGATACGAGCTGTCCGCCCTCAATGGTCAAGTTCTTCGCGTTTTCTACCGCCTCTGGACCCGAGAGGCGCTCACCCGTAGAGGAGTCCTTCGGGCGCCAACGAATGAAGAGCGAATCTGTATCACCGTAGACCGCCATCGCGTCGCACTCAGGATGACGACCGCCTCCATAGACATCCTCAATAACGGTCTTCGCGTTAATGAGCTGAGTGCGCCCGTACGCCGTCGTAGAGGCAGCTAGGACCATACGCCGAATCTTGCTCGTGCCGGAGCCGAGCTGTCCGTACAGTGAGTTTGCCGTCAGCTTGTAGGCATTCTGCGAAGCATCCAGGAGCGCCTTCCTGAACTCGTCCGTCTCGGTTGCCATCTGCTTTCGGGTTGACTTACGCGCAGAGAGCAGCTTCTGTAGAATCTTCGGAATCGTCGACTTCTCACCGTTGGGCAACTGTGCGAAACAGACCTTGCGCACGCCGTCCTTAATCTTCTCAGGATGCTTGCGCTTATCCTTCGGGTCGTTGATAAGGATGTCGTACTCAATCGTAACATAGCCGGCGGGCTCCACAGACTTTACGGTCGGATGGTGCTGCTTGAGCCAGCGGTTGAACGAGTGAGTCTTCTTGACAATGTAGGAAGTACCCAAGCCGCCATCGGATACTGGTCGCGCTGCGATTTCATGGACGCGCTTTTCAGAGGGCGACAGAGAGGCGTAGAACTGCTCCACTAGCGGATCACGCTCCATCGGGTCAGGTGTAAACTCAGGTAGATTGGCGTATTCGTCAGAGCCCTCAACGAGTACGACAGTTCCGTCGGGCTTATAGTCCTTGACCCAGACAACACTGCTGTGACACATGTTCTCCGAGATGATAGTCGACGGATAGAGCGAAGAGAAGTCTGGTACACCCACGGGGTCGTTATCGAAGTAGATACCGGTGACCGGGTCAAGAACGAATGCACCCTCGTATGTGGGGTCATCAGCAGGCGGCGCGTCATCGTCTTCCTCGGTGGGCAGCGGCGGCGGCGGCGGTTCACGTCCAAAGCCAAACTTGGGCGCAGGTAGCACTTCAACGAGCTGGTCCTCGGCACGGCACTCCTTAAAGACGAGCGACTCGATTTTCACGCCCTGACCCCTCATAAAGATAAAGGATACGGGAACGGAACAGACGTTCGCCATAGCTACCGCGTTGTTTAGAACCTCGAGCTTCATGAAGAGCTCCATCACTAGGTCGCAATCCTGCAAGCAATAGCGCGCAATCTTCGCGCGGTCTGCCGCCGACTTGCGCTGCAGTGCGAAGAGCTCCTTCGGGCTAACATCGTCCTTGACCTGAGCCCAGCGGCTGGGCTTGAGACCGTGCTCAGCCAACTTGGTTGCACCCTGGTGGGCGCGAATAAGTACAGCCTTTGCCTCTACACCGACAATTTCTGCCTTATCCAGAACATGGTCGTTCTCATCATCCATCAGAACGATGAAGCGACCTGTGACGGCACCCTTCGTAGACTTGGTTGGTACGCGAAACACGTCTGGTGTCTCTGTCTCGGTCACTTCGCCAGTGATATTGCCTGACATGAAAGTCGCGGCAACATTGTCCAACGTGTAGGAGTCTAGATTATAGTTGCGCCGAATGTACGGCAACAGGTCTACCTTGAGACGCCCAGGAGAATCGATGATAAACATAGTGTTATCACCCATCGCTGCGCTGCTCAGAAACTTTTCAATGAGTCGCGGCTTGCTTGTGCGTAGGCGTGACCAGCTTTTGAGGCACGAGTTCTTGTTTAGTTCGTACTGCTCATGCTTACCGACAAGTCCAAGTTCTTCCGAGCGCTCGAATAAATAGCGCTCATCAAAACCAAACACGTTGTAGCCAATCATGACATCTGGGTCAGCTGACTTAAGCCACGTATGAAATGCGACAATAACCTGCTTTTCCGTTTCAAACGGATAAACGTGGATAGGAACAGTATTCATCGACGGCGGCGCCACCTTCTCGCGGTCACACGAGTTTAGGACAAAGATGTGCTTAGACTCAGGCTTGTTGTTTCTGTAGAGAACGATGCCGATTTGAATGAGCTCGTCGCCCGCGATTGCGGGAAGACCTAGACTTGATGAAAGGAATTCGTCGAGTCGCGTTAGACGTTCGTCGGGCTTTCCTGTCGTGTCGGTCAGATACTTTTCAAACTCGATGGCATCGCTCTCTTCGAGTTCAACCGCCTTGCGCTTCTTGCGGTCCTTCGTATAGATAGAACTCAACTTGGTGTCCGTAGGCAGTTGCGTAACACCGGCGTTGATAGCGGCAACAATGTTGTTAAGTGCCTCCTGTCCACTCGTAATACCCAGTTCCAGAAGTTCGCGTGCCGGCTTTCGCCACGTCTTTTTCGCCTGTGGAAAGTCGCCATGACTGGACATGCACTCAATATCCCACGCCGCGAGAAGCAGTGGTGCCAACGTCAAGCGACTGCGATCACGCTCGATATGCTTCCAATCGCACGCAATACGGATAGATGCGCTAGGGTCATCACTGTCCATATCTTCGTACTTGAACTTGGGGATACGCATCCAACCTGCCGGCTCAAGGTCTTGAATATGAAAGAAACGCAGAACGGGGTCGATATTGGCTTCGTACACCTTGAGAAGTGTAGTTTCACATTCACATCTGGCGCCGCAGTTACAGATATCATCGGTAACTCTGTTAATGCGCAACGGCTTCGGCTCGGAGGTCTCCGTAAGAGTCTTATCCTTCATGCGGCGCCAAATAGCAAGCGATGGAACCTCGACGCGCAGAAAGCGGTGCATTGTGCCGTTATCAAAGTTAAAGAGCTTCTTGTGACGCTCCTCAATCATCTTGACGTGCGACTGAGCTAGCGGTGAATAATGTACACACTTGCGCAACCACTGCTTATAGCGGTCGAGCAGCCTGGGCGACCAGTCTTCAGGAATCTGAACATAGAAATAGGGGCGGAAACCCATAATCTCTACACAAATAGACTTACCGACGTGGTTTACACCAAAGAGAAGAATCTGATACCCCTTCTGCTCGTCGTCGGGTGAGGGCTGCTTCGCATTATACCATTTGCGGCGCTTCTGCTGCGCGGGCTTATGCTCCTCCTCATCGGAACCAAGGTGGTCGTCGTACCCCTTCTGAATCCCCTCATCCGACTGCGTAAGAACGTATTCGTCGCGTGATACGATATCTAAACACTGAAAGACGATACTACCGGTGTCGTCTGCCATTGTTGTATGTTTTGTTGGTCATTTTAAATGGTTCACGGATAAAAGTCAATTTTTGCGGGATTTGCCGCGTGACGACCTTTTCGACGTGGCTTTACGTGTACGGCGCGTATTTGCTACAGCGGCGCGTTTCGGAGGTAGCGCTGATGCGGCACCTAAAAGAAGTGCGGCGGGTCCAGCCTGTTTTAACGCCAGTGACAAAGCCGCATATAGACTACCGCCCTTCATCGCGGGAGGAGCAGAAGCACCGATAACGATATTTTTCACGGTACGCGCAGAAACGTTATTTAGATTACGTTTCGTGTTTTGCGATACAGCGTATGTCATACTAGGGCTTATTAGCTCATTCATCATAGCAGGTTTATCACGAATATTGGGCATAGAATTTGTACCCTTGTACTGCTCTATTTTGCCATTCGGGTAGACCTTGAGGACGCTAGGGTATCCCGGTATATTGGCATTTTTAATAGTAGGCGACTTCTCAACCATATCGTGATGAACCATTGCCATGTTCGCTGTACGTCCCGGTGTAGCCTCCAGCTCCGACCATAACGGCTTATAGGCTTGGCACGGACCGCACCAGTCGGCGTGAACTAGGATAAGTGTCACGGGTCCAATATGGATAGTCTTCTCCAGGTCCTCTATCTCCTCGGGAGACCGCACGGAAATGTTTCCGTTGACCTTCTCTTTGTTATTTGTTTTGCTGCCCATCATGCCGCTTAAGGCTTTGAACATTCTCTCCTACTTTTATGCCTCCTTTTTTTAGAGGAGCCACACATGGCAAAGTCAACCAATCTCTTCATTTACACGCTTCTTGCGCTCGCAGCACTAATTGTGTGCTCTGTTGCGGCTTGGTACTCTACAATGCTACGTAAACACGAAGGATTCGCTTCGGGAGGTTTAGCATTTTTGAGTGGTAACAAAGATAATGAGTGCCCACTGTCTGCTGAACGCAAAGATGACGGTAAAATACACGTTCAACCGCAGAATAGAACCTTCGATACGATGGGTGATTATGTCGCGTGGATTAGCAGCCTTTCAACGGCAGGATCGATGTGTGTTCCCCCGTACGTGAAGGGACCGCGTGAAGCCGATGTAATACAGACGACAACGTCGGCAAATCCCGGTGACCGCGAAATTGGTGGTTCCGGAAAACAGGTGGCTCAACAAAATATATCACAGAATCTATTTACGCGACAGGTTGAAGGTGAAAACACGTACGCGAAAACACCTATCAATAAGTTAGACGATTACGAATACACGCGTATCTTCCAAAATGAAAACTCACCGCGCAGCGAGCTCAGTAAAACCACTGTAAATTCATTAATGGCGAAGAAACAGTGGGACTGGGCTCAGTTACCTTTTAATTCTGAAGACCGTGCGAAAGCGGAGGGGGAGTTTGTGGCGGGTCGCATGGATTCTGCGGAGCGTGACCCTAAGACGGGTGTGTTTTTCAAGAATGTAGAGGGTAGTTCGGTTGTGCCGCCTGACGGGGATGCCGCTGCTATACGTGAGCAGGCGACATTGCAAGCCTACAAGTCGGCTGACGCCGCAGAACTAACACAGCATAATGTGGAAGATGTCGCTCTAATGGTCAAAAAGATGTATGCAGATGACCCGAACTGGGAACCGGTCGTTGAAAAGATAGGTGACCATGAATACCGTGTCACCGAACTCAGACCCAAGGCGCGCAAAGAGAAATATGCGGAGAACCAGGACATGACGATTGAACGCGCCAAGGAAGGTGGCTTAATTCAGGCTCAAGTCGATGTTGAGGGTGGACGCCAAGACCCGTATTTTGATAAACAGGGGGTGCTCGATTATAGCAACGACCGCTTCTGGGAATACAAGGATTTTAAACAGTGGACACCGGGTCTTGAGCGTATGTTCGCGCCGACACTGGACACCACGAACTGGACTTAACCCCGATTAATATTCACATTCGCAAATATTAAATATTTATGAACGAGTAGAAACATGCTAGTCAGTATATTCAGAATGTGTATAAATAAATATTGTACAATCATCCATTAATATGTATGGGGCGTTATGTTTATACCTTTTAATGAAAAAATTGAAATCATCGCCCGCCACAACCGTTATATCAGACCGTCAGCAAAGAACTGATATCTAAAATGCCGAACCACCAGCGTTCCGTCAAGGAGCGCAGCGCCGAGCTGAACGCCTTCCAGCTGCGCATTGCCGCCCGCAAGGCTGAGGCGCACGCCATCTGCCTGGCGAACCGCAAGCCCAAGAAGGAGAAGGTCTTTGACTGGCGTCACGCTGCACCTGAGGAGCGTGACGCCTGGACCAAGGCGAAGGAGCTACGCCTCGCCAACCGCGCGTAAGCATCTCACAAAAAATAAACAAAAACAAAACTTTTTGTTTTTATTTAGACTTTATCTCTGCCTTTTTTAAAATCAGAGATACTTGTTATTTTAGGAAACTTTCACAAAAGATGTGGTTTCGCGAGTTTAGTGAAGGATCGTACTGTCAGACACAGCTTCGCTGCCAAGTGTCAATACGTCCAAAATGATTTTACAATAATTCCAAGTTATTAATGGTTTTATTGTATTTATATACCGCTGGTCGTTTTACACAACCTTACCCGTCCCCAAATAAGTTCAATGAACTTATTCTTTAAGTGTTATTTGATATGAACAGCTGTTCCAAAACCTTCGACACGCTCTTCAATAAAGAGCGATCGTACTGGTCCTAACATACCATTCTTACCACAAATTCTGTAATGTACATGCGGCTCTAAACGATGACCGAGTGGAACCCAGTATGGTTGAGGGCGGCGTACCTGTAATAGTGCTGAACCATCGCTTTCGGCGATAGCTACACCCACGTTCTCAAAGTTACCGTATGCGTCTTGCCAATTTTTTAATGCACCATCTGTTGAGGTACCGGGTTCGGCAGCCCAATAGATAACTTTGTGCCCAATGGGCGCTATAATTCGAACCTTTAGTTCGGCTTTATCTGGTATTTTTTCCTGTAAAGCGGAACAAGGTAGGACTGTTTCACCCAAGAAGGGTAGATACGAATCGCGTGAAATTCCTACGTAAATTGCGCAAAATACTATAAATATAAAAAATAATCTAGAAATTAAAGAATCTTTACCAAACAAGGAAGAAATAACATCAGTCTTAAAAATCGCGACAAAACCCCAGTTAAATCCAGACAGAACTAGGATCAGGATGGCTAATCCATACAACTTTTTCTTTATATACTCTTTTTGCCCCATCCCTATCTAATGTAAAGGTAATTCCCAGAGGACCGCGTCCTCTGGTATTTTATGCTTTTCAATACGGAACATGCTATCAAAATATGGAATCTGCGCCTGCTCCCTTGGAACACAACCCTTTGCGTGGCGCGCAATGTACTTGTAAAGGTCAAAGTCGGGGAATCTCTCAGAATCATCGGGGTTTCGTAGTATATTTTTTCCTTCATCGTCGGTTAACCATAACCAAAGAAGATTATAGAGTTCCGATTTAGTTTCTAAGGTTACGCGATCCTCTTCTTCTGTTAGGATATTGCGCGGCTCTTTTGGCTCGGGTGTATCTTCATACAGTGCATCAAACATAGAAATTGCTAGTCTACATAAATCAAAAGAGGGATTTGGGTTGACGACCGGCTCGCTCTTGTCAAAGTACGGCTCACAGTTGTATTGTCCTGAAGCATCGTTGCCGTCGGCGTATGAGTCCGTTATCAGGAGCTTCTCGCGGTCTTTTAACCAGAAGGAGGCGCGCCCAAAGTCAATTATTTTCATGATGCGACCGTATGTCGGCACCTTGTAGTACTTGGTTCCACCACGGGCGCCCTCCAGTTTATAATACAAATGCGTTTCGCCTGTTCCGCACCACATAATGTTATTCGTGTGTAAATCATTGTGGACAAATCCGTAGTAATACTGCGCAACGGAGAGCGCGGCGATGACCTGGTAGATCCAGGCGGACCAACGCTGCTCCTTAGTTTCAAGCAGGAGCGGGTCTTTCGTGTTCTCTTCAATGTCCAGGAGCGCGTCCATTGTTCCTTCACAGCGTTCGTGAAGGGTCGCCTGGACTGGGAAATTCGTAAATTCGGCAAAATACTCGCATTCGTTCTGAATTTCGGAATCGGCGTCAGAATCATTCTCATGGTCACCGTCATCGGAATCGAGTTTTGAAATTCTAACCGGTGGCTCCGCTAACGATTTTACAGATTCATCCTCGTCTGTCGACGGGCTCTCGGAAACACATTCGGATAGTTCGGAATGTGACCCGCTGGCGATTGACTCCAAATCGTCGCAGTCGATGGCTCCACCCTCTTCGACTATCTCTACTAGCGGCTTCTGGTCTGGGTCATCGCCGACAACACGAATTGTGAAGAGACCGGCTTTCTTATTGCGCTGAAACCACCTCTCATACTTAATGCTCGATATGTCGCTAGTAATATTATACATATATGTATCGGCTCTTGCGTTGAAGGTGCCATAGAATTTGCACCAATGTGGCGATTTGTTTGTTTCTACAAGTCTAGACAACGTCGCCGAACACAATGCATCAATATAGGCTTCGTTATACGGGTCGTGAATCTTGGCTAGTGTATGTTGCCATCCCTGTGTGGACTGAGGAAGGGCGCCGTCCTGGGGTAAAAGATACTCACCCTCCATGAATGCAATTGGTTCAATAAGATGAACGCGCTTAGCAAACAAATTGATGTTTGCTGCTCCTGATACATCACGAAAATTGCCTGAAATGTCTAAAAAATATCCATTCGGACTACCATTAATTGTAAATGATTCCAATGGTGATTGAAGTGACTGATTTTCACCAATTCCTAGTAACGATAGGCATGGTAAAACCTCCTGAACTTTTTGGAATTCGGTAAACTGTGATATTATGGAGGGTTTTAATGTGCGAGACCCCACTGTAGGCATCAGTTCCCGGGGTAAAATCTTGAGTCTCGGCAAGCTCTGTGGAATCGGAGGTGCCTTCTGTTGCTTCGGCTTCTTCGGCTGCTTGCGGGGCTTCGGAGGCATTCGCTTGTAAAATCACGGGATTTGTCCTATCGAGCTTATACGCGGTGTCCGCTAAAATTCCAATTTCAGTCTCTAACGTAGAATTAAGCCGAATGTCCAACCAAATTATTCCGATAGACCCCGTCCCTAGCGGCGGTCGTAGATTGTTCAAATTGGCGCTGCGCAAGTTTGATATGACAAAAATTAAGGACGATAAAGTCGTTGTCTTCATCGGTAAACGTGATACAGGTAAGTCCTTCTTGATTAAAGACTTGCTGTTTCACCACCGTGGTATACCGATAGGCACTGTTATAAGTGGTACTGAATCGGCAAATTCCTTCTATGGTTCTATCATTCCACCGCTGTTCATTCACGAGGAGTTCAATCCGATGATTATTGCGAATGTCCTGAAGAGGCAGAAGACGCTGGCTCAGAAAATCACCAAAGATATTGAAACCCGTGGTACGACCTCGGTGGATCCGCGCACCTTTATGATTATGGATGACTGTTTGTATGATAACCAATGGACGCGCGATAAGTACATTCGTAGTCTATTTATGAACGGTCGTCACTGGAAAATTCTATATATCGTTGCGCTTCAGTACTGTATGGGTATTCCACCCGTTTTACGTACAAATATTGACTATGTGTTTATTTTGCGCGAAAACATCGTCGCAAACAGAAAACGCCTCTATGAGCAATTTGCCGGTATGTTTCCCGATTTTGATTCTTTCTGCCAAATCATGGACCAGTGTACAGAGAACTACGAATGTCTAGTCATCGACAACAATGCCAAATCAAATAAGATTGAGGACCAGGTCTTCTGGTATAAGGCTGCGGCTCACCCCTCTTTTAGAATCGGTGCTCCCGAATTCTGGGCACAGAGACCGGTTGAGGGTGACCAGGGTGAGGACTTTGATGCAAGTAAGACGGGGAAGCGCGCGACTGGACCTATTATTCAGGTTCGTAAATATTAACCTGTAGAATAGTAGATATGCCACGTTACCAAAGAGGAGGCGATGCTGCTATCGCTGCGCCCGTTCCCAAAACAGCCGGAACCGGTGAGCCAAAAGCCAATACTGAACAGCTCAAGCCGAATGCTGCTGTAAATTCTGGCGGAATGAAGACCGGCGGTCTAACCGCTGGACCCTATGCGAACCTCGGTGCTCAGGTTACAAATATTAACGGATATGATATTTTGAAATTTAATATGAGTCCTGGTGCGTCAGTTATAACAAACCAAGAAACTATGTCGTATATGGATGGTGGACTTAGCACTAACGCAACATTAGGTTCTTCCGGCTTTTTTGGTGCTCTTTTGCGTGGCTTGACCGGGTCAAGTGTATTACAGAATGCAGTAACAAATCCTACACAGAATCCTCTCAAAATGATTTTATCACCGCTGCTACAAGGTTCAATTCTTCAAATTGACATCAAGGCTGGTGAGACGTGGCGTTTTGCTGATAAGAGCTTCTTAGCCTGCACGCCCAACCTGAATGTCAGCGGCAATGTTAATATATTTAGTAACTTTCGTCTAATGTTTGTTGGTGAAAATCTAACCTACACTACTATCTCTGCTACACAGGGTGGTGGGACTGTATGGATTTCATCATTCGGTGCCATCGAAAAACACGATGTTGTGATGGGTACGGGTTCTACGGTACCACTCTTTATCAACAATGGATGCTTCCTTGGTATGTTGGATAATAATGGTTCGGTCAATTTCTGGAATGACTATGTGACTGTGGGTACTGCGAACGGGCTCTTTTCGGCTATGTTCACTCAACTTGGATGGATCATGAAGATACAGGATAGCACTCCTCCTCGTAGACCAGGTCCCATAACATGCACGGTGTTCACACAGAGTCTGAACCCTCACAATTTTGAGAAGTATATCGCTCACATTGCGCAACAGGTTGTTAATAAAAGTAGAAACAGCAGCAGTCACAGTTTCCTAACATCCGGTGTAGGACCTGGCGCTTCATCGGCTGCATTGGGTACGGGTGCTGCTTTAGGATTGGGCGCGGCTGCTGTACCTGCTGTCGCCCCAGCAGGTCCATTTCCTGGATTCTTTCCGACAGCGCCGGCTGCTGCTCAGCAGAACTATGCGGCACCTGCTCAGCAAGACTATGCGGCACCTGCTCAGCAGAACTATGCGCCCGCTCAGCAAAATACAGCGCCCGCTCAGCAGAACGCGGCACCGGCACAACAGAACGCTGTATTTGGTGGAACACGCAATAGACGGAATAGGAGAACGCGCAGAAATCGCCGTTAAATAGTATACTTTTTGTTGTTGGTAGTATATAAAATATATTAGCAATATCTTATAGATGGGTAATCTCCTTACAGTAAGTAATTGGAATGCCGAATTACCCGAGGATGGGTCTTCCGATGTCAGCGGTAACGATGTCAGCGGCAACGATGTATCGGGCAATGACGTATCAGGCAATGACGTATCAGGCAACGATGTGTCTGGCAACGACGTATCAGGCAACGACGTATCAGGCAACGATGTGTCTGGCAACGATGTATCTGGCAATAATGTGAATAATAAAGATATAAGTGGTAACGACATCAGTGGTAACAATGTAAAGAATAAAAATAACAATAAACCACACGGTGAAAATAATAAACATAACAATAAATCTAACGGAAATAAACCTGAAGAAGAGAAAAAGAATGATAAATCTGAAGAAGAGAAAAAGGAAGAAGAGAAAAAGGAAGAAGAGAAAAAGAACGAAGAGCATAAACCCGACGAAGAGAAAAAAAATAATAATACTAAACGTAACGTAAAGGGTGGTGGAAAGCGTAGAACACGTAAGAGACGTAGCAAGGCCCGGCGCGCCTAATCGCTTATTTTAATGAAACCCTGTAGGAGATGACGGACCCGGCGCCGCCAATACAAATTTTACAAACAGCCGCGGCTGAACCAAGTTTAGACAAGCTTCTTGCAAACTACCAAGAAAATTTCAGTATGAATATCATAAAGTTTATAATCTACACTGTCATCCAGGGTGTCATTCTTTATTTTGTATTTGCGGGTAGCGGTATCATGGAGGTTACTAAAAACTGGCCTAAATATCGCTGTAATCCAGCCATTATGCCATTTGCGAGTCTCTTTGGCTACGATGCCGCTGAGAACTTTAATTATTGCATGAAGAATATTTTTTCAGCTAATGCCGGCACCGTTCTGGGACCATTATATGGTATCATGGCAAATTTTACAGATGTTGTGGGGACTGTTTCAAACGTTGCTAATTCATTCAGGTATCTCATTGCAAACCTGTTACATGGAATGGAGCGAATGATTAGTTCTTTCCGCGATAGGTTTCGCGATATTCTGTTTACAATCCGACTAAGTTTTATGAAAATTCAGTCGTTGATGGGACGTCTATATTCGACATTCTATGCGGTCATATTCATGGGTCTATCCGCACTAAAAGCCGCTGATAACTTGGCGCACAATGACATTATAATGTTTATTATGGAATTCTGCTTCCTCCCGTCAACACCGATAACAATGGCTGATGGGTCTATTAGACCACTATCTGAAGTTAAGATTGGAGACAGATTGGCTGAAATAAACGGCGAATATCCTGTTGTAACATCGCTATTTGAATTTGCCGGTCAAGAGACTGAAATGGTGCGACTTGGCAGAGACACCGTTGTCAGCGCACGTCACTTTGTATTATATGATAAATTGGGCATCTGGATAGAGGCGCGCGACCACCCTGAAGCCTACCCCGAACCATCGAGCCCTCTCCTGCTCTGTCTAAATACAAGCACACACACGCTGCGTATCGGTGACATAGTATTTAGCGATTACGACGAGACAAGCGACCCTGCTGTCTTGTTGGAAGTCCAATTACACGCGCTTCAAATACTGAACAGACGTGTATACACAAATTTGCCGAAAACAATGAAGGACTACGCTCTTGGACTCAACCCGCATGCAGCTATCCGAATGAAGGACGGCTCTGTAAAGGCTCTATACGAAATCAGAGTTGGCGATTCTATCAAGAGTGGCGGACTTGTTCTCGGTACCGTTAAAGAGAGCTGCTCCGATGTAGTCATGATACCAGGGTTGGCACGTGCACACTATGTCAGCGCATCACAGCTTGTTTGGGACGATATGACAAATATGTGGCGTCGCGCAGCGGAATTCTATCCTAAGAATACAGTGCGACTGGCACAACCGGTAATTTTATTACAACTGGTCACTTCAAATAACATAATTGAATCCGAGGGGCGCGTCTATAGGGACTATCGTGAAATTTCGGATCCTGATATGGAGGATCCGTATAGCTCGCACCTTCATAAAAATTTGAAGGAACCGCTCTCGGTTAGTTAAGACTCAACAAAAATGAACGTTTCCGTAAATGCATCATGGATGAAGGTGCCAACTGCAGACACAGAAGGTGTATTGGGTATTCGAATTATGGGTGATTCACCTATTGCAAGAGCAATTCATATTGGTCTTGTGCTAGATACAAGCGGCTCAATGGAAGGTGAGCGAATCAATGCGGTAAAGCGCACTCTATCTGTGCTGATTGATAGGCTACGGGACGGAGACAAGATTAGCGTAGTAGGATTCTCTAATACTGCTACGCGCCTGTTCAATTCGCATATTATCAGCGCGGCAAATAAGGCTGATGCTATTGCTGCCGTTGATAAACTCGTTGCTGACGGTGGTACGAATATGGAGGCGGGGATTGTAGCATTGGGTGAGATGTTTCAGTCCGCCACAGATAAGCCGAATGCGCTGGTTCTCTTGACTGACGGTCAAGTAAATCAGGGTATTGTAACAACAGCGGGGCTGGCGTCGCTGCTTCGCTCCTATCTAGCGTCGGTGCCTGTCTACACCCTCGGCTACGGTAATGACCATAATGCCGAACTTCTACGCTCTATTTCAGCGCGAACCCAGGCGGCGTACACCTATATCAATAATGAGATTGTCCTGCCCGCCTCTATCGGCGACTTGCTCGGTAGTCTACAGAGTGAGGTGGCTTCCTTAACGACTGTAAAGTTTCCAGCAACGGGTTGGACGTGCCTCGAACTAAATCAGCCTACAGAAGCAGGGCTATATGAGGCAGGTTCGCTTATCGCGGATAAGCCAACATGGATTGTTCTTACTGCGAACTTTGTTAACCGTGATGAAGCGCTATCGTTGAAATACAAGAAGTGTGGCTCTAACGACACAATCACGGTACCAATCGTAATCGACGAAATCCTCAGTATCGTTGAACTGACCGAGCAGTTTCTCCGATGCAAGACCGCTCGCACTCTCGGTGATGTAACCGAGCTGCTCAACTCAGGGAATATCACTCAGGCAATGACGCTTCTCAAAAACTGCTCTGAGCTACTGAATGACGCTACACAGACCACGCTCGTTATCCGTATGAAGGCGCAGATAGAAGAGATGCTAGAAGAGGTTACTCGTGCTCAGACCACTCATCGCACTGGACGTCGGCTTAACTTTGACGCGATGGCTATGCGCGCAGCCAGTACAGCACAGAACTATTCAGCCCAGCGCGGAGTCACGGGTGGGGGTACGGTAGATGCTATCTTCAGTAGTCCCGCCGTGAACCGCGCGCGGACGCAAATGGTTGAGCAGTATACCATTCGCGAAGACCCCGCGCCGGCGGCAAGCCTATAAACGGCGTGCGCATATATAATTTACTATAAAGTGCATCGGTGATTTTGTGCTCCTTGCTTTCATACAGAATAAATGCTCTAAAGGAATCTTGTATACATAAATACACAAATAATGTAGCCATCTACTTTAGGAGAGGAGGTTTTCGCTTAAGGATGTTCTGCATGTAGTCTGGTAATGGAATTAAAATCTATGGCGGATAGAACACGCGAAACGATATCAATTATGCGCAAATTGACAGATTCACTACAATTAGATCCTGAATCGCCAGAAATTGTCGAGCTGCGCCAGCACATGAATACGTATATACGAACTGGTGAGCCGTGGACTGGTGTTATCGACTTCTCGCGTTGGGGGCGCGAAGCACATTGCGTGTTTCCACTTTATAAAAAACAATTGGTTGAAGTTACACTCAAAGCGATTAAGCAAAGTCCGGATTCCAACCATAATCGCCATCAAGAAACTCCTTCAGGAACCAGTTAATTTGTCCATCTTTCTTGTACCGCGCATCACCAAAGTCAATGATATAGATTTTGTTTTTGTATTCGATGAAATTGTAACCCGTAATATCAATATATTCGATTCCTTCGCGCTCAAGCAGAATAAGTAAGATGCTGTGAATTTCCTGCCAAATTCGCTTAGGAATATTCTTGGGGTCGTCGCCGTACTGGTCAGCCAAACAGAGAGCATCTATCTTATCCATTACGAGTTCGTAGCGGTCTGGAAACTTTTTGACTTCATGTATATAGGGTGCGAATCCGTATTTTGCCGCCACTCTCTGCAGCTCAATTTCCTTGTCGATATGAAGCCATGTTCGCTTATCGGTGAAAGGTATACTCTTAGTAAACATTCTTAAGAATGATACTACCTTGTTATTAGTATCATTTTTATCCATTTTAGACGATTAGTAGGCAAAGAGCATTACACCGCGTCCACCAAACACACGGAACACATTCCAAAAAGTAATGTACGAATAGACATTTAAATTAAATTGGTTGCCGTAAATATCTGGATTCATTGTAATTTGCAATTCTTTCTTTGGCAATTTATCAAAATTGGAGGTGCCACGAGGATTATAGGACGGTCCCAATGAACTGTCGTCGCTGGCGCCTGGTGCCAAGCCGAAGGGATATACGTAGAGATAACGATTGAAGAGCGGTGCCTTTCTATAATGTAGAATCGGAAGGAGAGAGCGAAATAAACTGGGTGACTGATTGTGTTGAAAACGAATTAAATTGCTGAACGAAAGCTGTGCGCCGCGAATTGGCTCCGAATAGGCTGTACGAAATGCGGGCTTTGCCTGGTCGCTCGTTGTGACTACTGCGTCGGGCCACCACGGTATATTCCACCATTCAGTGGGCAAAGTTGTATTCGAATGTAGGTCGCGCGTTAGGAGAAACCACGCATTATAAGTTGCGACTTCAGGGCGCTGGCAGCACCAGAAAAGATCTTTCACTGGATTATTATATGGAAGGCGTAGACGAACGTTTTCGGCGCGCTGTGTCTGCTGCATAGGAACAATATAGTGTTGTTCAACACGATAGTCCAATTGTGATGAGCGCAACGCGACGGCTTCTGCCTCCTCTAATGAAATGTATTCGCACAAGAGATAGGTGTCGCCCAATTGTAAATTTGCCGGCATCGTAAAATTTTGGAGAATTTCGCCTGAAATTCCGAAATTTTTGGAGGCGGGTGAAATTGAGTAAATTAAATTTTGTGAATTTGGGTTCGACTTATAAAAGGGTCCACCCAAAAGCGGACTCATAGCATTATTTACGTCGACACCGGGTCTAAATCCTGGATTTCTATCATCTAGACGACTCTCTGTATAATACAATTGACTGACTGGGCGAAATGTGATACTCAGTTGAATTTGGTCAGCGGCAAGAGCATCAATTGGGAGAGCATTAGCATATTCGCCCTGACTAAACCAGAAAGGTAGTGGCACATAATTAATTGCAGTTGAATCGTGCCCAATTGAAGTACTATTGAATCCGTTTCCTACGCGATTAATCATACGATTCTTGGAGCGTATCTTTTGTATAGATTCATACAATTCGTCACGCGCCTCCAGAAACAGACCATCCATTCTATCCACGTTAACTCCCCCTATGTCAAATTCTGCTAAACTGATTAGCGCGTGACCTAGTGAATTTGTCCAGCCGTAGGACGGACCCAAAAAGGTACCGGGTTCGCATGCGGCAGCGGCTCGTTGTTGTACCGTGGCTATATCGGGCATCGTTACAACCAACGTAACCTGTGTCAACAATTCGGCTTTTCGCGGAATTGTGCATGTGGCGCGCTGCCCAAAATTTGGCTGCCCGTCAAATTCCACGCGAATCCATTGTGCCGCCCAGCGCGTGGTCTTTTTTAAAACTTTGACGTAATTTTTAATATCGGGTTGCCCTTTTGGTGGCAATGTCCGCGTGTCTTGAAGACCGAAACAGACTACAGAAAGTAGTGTAGCCGGTGATGACATACCTTACTGAGTATACATATATTTAAATAGACTTAAATAGGCGCCGGTGTCTTATACGTAGTTATGCTCCATATTTTTACGTTGGGTACCGATATTAAGAGAATTGCTACTCTAAAAGAGTCAGCTTCTCTATGTGATTATAAAATAAACTATATCATTCCATCTGTATGGCATGGATTTCAAGATAAATTATTGTACGTGCGTGACGCAATTAAAGATATCCCTGCCGACGATATTATTTGTTTTGTAGACGCGTATGACGTTATTGCGTATGGCTCGGAAGAAGAACTTATTTCAAAATTTAAGGAGCACGATTGCGACTTTTTAATTAGTTGTGAAGCAAATTGTTATCCTGGTGAATTCAAAGAACGCCATCCAATTTTGAATACTAAAACTGTATACAAGTACATCAATTCTGGCACCTACATAGGGTATCAATTTGCCGTGTATGACTTTTTAACTTGGAAATCGGTCGATAAAATCGAACAAGATTGTAAACATGGTACAGACCAATACTATCTTATGTGCTACTTTCTTGAAAATTATAAAACTAAAAGAATTATGCTTGACTACGAACAAACGATATTTCAAGTCATGTACGGTATTTCATGGCACGATTTTGAAATTGTGGATGGTAGAGTCTACAATACAATTTTGAAGACTGTGCCATTTTTTCTACATTTCAATGGTGATTCTAACATGACGTATACCGATGTAGATATACTTTCTATATTTGTAGAAAGAACTCAACTAAGTCTTACCACCGGTAAAACGTATACGTTTAAAGAATTTAGTCCAAAACATAATCAATATGGAACATGGCGTCCGCAGCTGCCGAACGTGCAACGTTAAAGGCGATTGCTGAGTCATCCAAGCCACCGACCGCACGTGCTATTCGCATGGCTGCCAAAAACAAGACACGTAAAAATTAATCTGCGAATAAATTATAAAATGCCCAAGCGCTCAGAGTTAACAATTGCGGACATCTCCGAAATGACCTTTCCGGAGTTAGAAAAATTACAGGACAACGACAATGACCACAGTGACTACAAGGACTTTACGGTCATGCGCGCGTTACAAGATAAGATCAGGAAGGACAAGGCGTTTTTCGAGTCCGATGCCTCAGAGAAGACAAAGCAGAGCTATGCGAAAGCCGTTGACGCAAAGGATGAAAAGCTGATTAAGATTATCATTGATGCGTGGTACAAGAAGCACAAGGATCACTTCAATGCCGAACGTGAGGAGAAGAACCGCATGAATGCGGAAATTCAGCGCATTCGCAACCGAAGTGTGAAGAACAACGCGGCGCGTGCGGCGCAGAAGCAGGCACAGGCTAACTTCGCGGCTCGTACAAACATGAAGAACCTCAAGGATATGAACACCTGCGCTGAGCTGGAGAAGGGTCTGGAGGATGTGTATGCTGAGCTCATGTTGTATAAGCCTGTATCGAACGACGATATGTTCTTACATTATTTGGAGGGCATCAAGGATGGCGTCCAGGGCTACGTAGATGATGTCAAGTCTGGCAAGAGTCTAATCGTCAAGAGTTTCACCTGGGCGCTTGACCACACCATCAATGATGCCCTGGACTCACACATGACCAGTGCTCGTCTGGGTGAGAAGTCAGCATGGGGCAAGAGCGACAGAATGATTGAATATATTCTTACCAAGAAGTTCAAGCCACTTGTCATGAAGCTCATAGAGGCGTGTAAGCCGGCGGCAGGAGGCACCCGTCGCAATCGTCGCAATCGTCGCACAACCCGTAAACACTAAATTTTATTAGGCTACATTGTAACCTTCTAAAAATCAATGGTAGATGGCGTCCACAGCTCACACCGCATCCATAAACGTAGCCCAATTACAGATAGCAATTTCTGGATTGTACGGATTTAATTTGAACCGTAGTTGCCCTGTTTCTTGATAATACTTTGTATCCATGTTTCGTTGTATCACTGTATCAGGCATCGCAATCCAGCCATCGTAGCCTAAGCGGCAGACGATGTTGAGTATGCGTCGGTTCAGATAGAGTGGGTGTTCGCCTGTTGCGTTCTCCTTTTTGAGAAACCCAACCGGAACAATATAGGGAATTTTTCGGTCTACATCTACCTGGAAAAATTGTTCAAGCGCGGCTGTCTCATCCGCTTCTAAACGTGTCTCCTCTTCAATCATTTTAATGATATTTTTATAAGATAGAACAAACAATTTAGGCTGCTTTTTGACTACGTAGGCAGATAGCTTTTTGGAATCACCGCGCGTATAGATATAGGCGCTCATCGCGTCGGCAAAAAATACTGGGACTTTACCAGATGGTATTTTCTTCCCCTTATGGTCGCCGCGGAACATTTGGAGTCCCTCCATTAGTGTAACAACTTGATAGGTGTTGCGACCCGGCTGCTCTATGACATAAACTGGATTGGCGAAATCGTCGGGTGACATTAAGACCGGTGCTGTAGGACTTGTTGGTGGCGTTGCTGCCATCTTATTTATAGCATAGAATTTATCGGATGTACAAGGATCGCCTTTTCTAGGTCGGCTTTGGCAGGATTAATGTAGTTAGCGCCGTCCACATAGATAAGTGCCTTATTGTAGTCGCTACCATAAGACGTTGTATCAAAGGATTTGTAGCCTTGGGGAAAGTAGTTTGAGCCCGCGTCGTTGCGGACGCACTGAGCCGTGTTCAAAATGGCGAGAGTATAGGCTGTGATACCGCCACCTAACAGGATTCGCGTGTCAGTGTGATAGTTTGCCAAGAGCGGGTACTTGAATGTATACCACGTGTCGTTTTCTACATCAAACGAGTCTATTAGCTTTGTGTTTTCCTGTTTACGGTCTCCGTGGCGCACGAAAACTGCATTGGGTTCTTTTGTGTAACACTTGATTCCAACAATAAGTGGATGCATTTCGTTCCAACCGGTATGCTGGAACTTGTGTATGAGACTTTGGAGACCGACCTCAAGGCGAAACTCAAGGTCGGTATCATAGTGTACGGTCGTTTTTACTAGAAGATAGTGAGACAGATTGGGTTCGAGTGGGAGGTGCCGCTTCAGAACTGCGAATTCATCCATTTTGGCTTTTGGTGCCGCCCAGTTTTTTAATTGGCTTTTCAATTTTTGGTGGGATGGCAAAAAATTGAAGAGAAGTTGATTTATTGAGAGTGGAGTCAATTAAAGAACTAAGCTCGGACATAACAAAAAATGTCGTCTTCTTCTTCGTCTTCTGCTACGATGCCGCACGAGTTCATGTGCCCTATCAACCTTGCGGTGATGCGCGATCCCGCGATTGCGCCCGATGGATTCACGTACGAGCGTGTCGCCATTACCGAGTGGCTCATTCAGCACAACGTGTCGCCGATGACGCGCCAGCCGATGGACGCAAGTCAGCTACGGTCGAATCACGCCCTGCGTCAGACGATTGAGCACTGGCTGGATGCACATCCGATGATGGATGCTGTCGCGGCTCCGCCGTTCAAGGACGCGCCACTTGCCATCTCTGCGACGCGCTACACGGTTGGCGGTTCGCAGTTTCTGCGCCTGTCTGTCGCTGCGAGCGGTGAGGCGGCGCGCCAGCCGGTCGTACTCATCGCCATCGTGGACAACTCCGGTTCAATGGGTGAGGAGGCGACCGGCGGCGACGGCGCCGAGGCGTTTGGCTACACACGCCTGGACCTCGTTAAGCACACGATTCGCACGATTGCTGCCATTCTGGGTCCGCACGACCAGCTCAGTATCGTCACGTTCAGCACTGCGGCGCGCGTGGTGCTGAAGCCGACTTCGATGGATGCTACCGGTCGTGCGGCGATTGACGCTGCACTCAAGACGATTGAACCGGATTCGCAGACCAACATCTATGACGGTCTTCGCCAGGCGGCTGTCATTGCTGGCGCGCCTGAGCTCGCGGGTCGCAACATTGTGGCGGCGCTCCTGACTGACGGCTTCCCCAACGTGAACCCGCCGCGCGGTATCCTGCCCACGCTTCAGGCGATGCCGACCCAGCCGCGCTGGTCGCTTCACACGTTCGGTTTCGGCTACAAGCTAGACAGCGTGCTTCTGGCGCAAATCGCCGAGTGGGGCAAGGGTCTCTTCGGCTTCATTCCGGACTGCTCGATGGTCGGCACGGTGTTCATCAACTTCGTGGCGAACATCCTGTCGACTGCGAGCCGCGGCACATCCGTGTTCGTCGACGGCGCACCGGTCTGCCATACTGGGTTGATTCGCCATGGACAGACGTTCGACCTCGTAGTGCCTGGCGGGTCGCGTGTCTCGCTTGACGGCGTGAACTATGTAGCGGCAGAGGAGGGCGCCATCAACGAGTTCATCCACGCACGGCACACCTACATTGCGACGCTCAAGACAATGGTCGATTACGCCTCTGGCTCTAGCCTTGTTGGCTGGCGTAGCGGACTGGCTGATTCTGCTGACGCGAAGGTCAAGGCGCTTCTCGAGGACACAAATCCTTCGCGCAGCGCCTGGGGTCAGGTGGCAATGGCTCCGGACTACTGGGCAAAGTGGGGCGAGCACTACTTGCGCTCGTACCTGCGCGCACAGCAGCTCCAGCAGTCGCTGAACTTCAAGGACGCCGGTCTCCAGATTTATGGCGGCGAGATGTTCCACGCCATTCAGACTGAGGCGGACACTGTCTTCTGTACGTTGCCGGCGCCGAAGCCGTCTATCCAGAAGCAGACCGGCTACTATGGTGGCTCTGCCGCTTCTGTCGCAGCGCCCGCCACGATGGCGACCTTCCACAATGCGTCTGGCGGCTGCTTCGCCGGACACTGCCAAATCAAGATGGTAAACGGTTCGTTCCAACCCATCAAAGATCTGGCGCCTGGCGACGCTGTCTGGACGCCAACTGGTCCGGCGCAGGTTATTGCGCTCGTCACGTGCGGCTCTAAGCTTCGCTCGCAGCCGATGGTCCAGCTCGAGAATCTGTGCATCACGCCGTGGCATCCGATTGTACGCAAGGATGTACTCCCGTCGCAGACGGCGTGGGTGTTCCCCGCCGACCTGGTGCCCTACCAGGACCGCCTCATCGACACGGTCTACAATCTCGTGCTGACCAACGGTCATATCGTCGAGTGCGAGGGCTACGAGTGCGTGACGCTCGGACACAACTTCACGGCACCTGTCGTTGCCCACGACTTCTTCGGTACCGCGGCTGTCGTCAAGGACCTGATGAAGCTGCCTGGCTGGTCCGCGGGGCGCCCCACATTCCAGAATCTGACCACCGTTCGCGACGATGTGAGTGGGATGATTTGCGGGTGGATTGATGCGCCGTAAATAAAAACAAAACTAGAAAATGAGATTTTATAAAAATAAAAACAAAACATAAAATTTTTACGTAATGTTTTTACCGGTATCTGCGCGTGCGGCTCTTGCGACTACGACGGCTGAGACGTCTGCTACGCGGGCTCATGTAGCGCCGACCTCCACCGTATACGGGCGCCGGCGCCGGTGCCGGGACCGCACTGTTTGCACTTGCAGCG